TTATCTACTGTACTCATATCATCCCAGTTTTGTGACATATTATATGCATTATACGCTGTTCCCGCAGCACCTAAGATTTTACCACCTGTCTTGAACGCACTACTTGAAGTTACTTTTTCTAATCCACTAAGCTCTTCCATTGGAACTGTTTCTGCAACTTTTGCAATATCAGTCCCAGCAATATTACCAGCAGATTTAAATCCTTCAGTAAATTCCACAGGATTAATTTTTGCAGTTTTTTCTGCATAATTTGAAGCTACCTCAGGTATACCTGCAGTAGTATTAATATCTGACATGTTAGTTACTAATTCACCTGTAGGTAATGGCTGATTTAATCCTTGTTCATAGTAATCCATTAAACTTGGTATGTTATCTGATTTAGGAACAGGGGATCCTACAGCGCCAATACCATCAGGCGTTGGACCTACATTTGCTACAGACGATATCTCAGGATCGTTTATAAAGCTTTCAACTTTATTATCTACACCTTTCCAGTTAACATCAGAAGACGTAGAATCAACTTTAGTGCCTATAGGTAAAGCATCTTCTGATAATAATTCTGTTTCCATATTTTGATAAAATGGATCATTGTCAGCTGTATAATCAAATGTACCTTCTGTCTTGGTTGTCTCTTCAAGAAACCTTTTATTACCTTCAACTATTTCTGGATTTCTTTCGGCCCAAGTTTCATCAAGGTAATTATCATATTCAGGAGTATTTTTAACCATATCATCAGCAGACATTGTAAACCTGTCCAACTCATACCCAATCCTATCCTTTACTGATTTAAAAGGATTTTTCAGAGAAAAATCTGGTGCATCGGGTACATTAGACTCATATTTTTGTATATTGTTTGGACCCTTTTCTTGAAGTTTACTCAAATAATCTATTTGCCTACGATCACCTCGTATTTTAATAGCCTCTTTTATATTGGAAACAGCTTGCTCTTTTCTTTTTGCAGCTCTTTGTTCACGCTCTAATTTTTCTTTTTGTATCTGTTGAGCAAGAGCTCTTACCTTCCACACATTATCGCTATAATCAAATGTACTCATAATTTTTTCCCTTAAGTAACTGCAGTATACTGCACCTTGTAAACATTACCTTTAATTTTAATATACTCAAATACTCCACTCTCTGTAACTGATATTACTGGAACACCTTCCTTTAAATCACTCTTGTTTGGAATGCTAGTTTGAACAAGCTTACTTCTAGCTTGTTGATGATACTTATTCTTATCTCTGTCTAATATAGGCATTATCTAGGAGTCTTTAATCTATATGTGATTGTAATATCATTAACTTCAAAATCTGTTGCTGTTCCATCTATTATAAGCTTAAAAGAGTAAATGTTCTTCCATTCCGATTTATCATTAGCAATAAGAACAACTCTAGTCCATTCGCTTGCAGCTGTAGTAATTGCTGTAGCAAAGTTTAAATCTGTATCAACTCCATTTACTTGAAAGTTAGGAGTTAGGTTTGGTGCTGTAGCAGACCTGTATGTTATTGCAACGCTGTAAATAGTCTTCCTTACACCAGGGAATCCAAAATCAATATCTTTAGAATGCCATGAAAAAGAAGCTGAAGCTGTAGTAGTTCCATCCCAAGAAGCAATATTCTTTGAATTTTTTATCATATACAAGAGCTCACCCTCATCATTCTCTACAAAATTTGAATGGTTACTAGCGCTTCCCTTTGTTCCTAAGGACCATCCTTTAGTATCAAAACTGTAATGCATTGACTTCTGATTTGTATTGGCTCTAAATACAAGTAAAGAATTGGTCTTCCTTGCATATCCTAAAATAGTATCATCTATAACACCTGTAATTGATGCCTGTAAGTAATCATATGAAATTCTATTCTGACCTTCTGCATTCTCCATAAGATTAACAACAGACCTGCCGTCATACATAAAGCATCCTCTTTTTGTAATCCACACTATTCCATAGCTAGTTTTACACACATGGTTAGGTGAAATAACTCCATCTCCTTTAATAGTATGCTCAACAAATTCAATATCTTGCGCTATGTTTAGAATATCTACAGTATTTGTCTTAAATTGCAATATTCTATCAGCAAACTCTTCAATTTTAATAATCTCATCTCCATCATTAACAGTAATATCTATTATACCTGACTCTTTAAAAGACTCGAATTGATTTACATTCGATTTAATAATCCTATCACCATGCCTAACTGAATTTCCATCAAGATCTGTATAAGATACATTGGCAATATATAATCGTCTATTAGCCATGCATGCTGTCTTATATTTAATATCAGTAAATTCAAAGCCACCAGGTGCAATATCTTCATAGGTTAATAAATCATGCTTAAATGCAAAGCCTCCTAAAACGTCCCACCATATTATATGGCCAGTAGATAGTCCGCTTTGATCTCCTGTATCTGTATAAGTATATTGGGATGCAGGGCTCTCAAAATTAGTCCAAGTATCTTCAGATGTAATTCTTCCTTGACCTTTTTGTAAATCAAATTGAGCGACTTGCCTCCACTCTGAAGCATCTGTTTTAAACGGTGTATCCCATGTATAAAATAACCTAAACCCTATTACATTATCAGGAAAAGGCCCATGAGCAGTACAGTTAGTTACAAGCAAATCTTGTCCATTACCTGTGTTTGATATTTCATATGGAAAAGTATCTATATGGTCAGAGTTTCCACCTGTTATTGTAATATTTTTAGAAGAGCTATTTAATTGCCTTTTAACCTCAACCAAATTCCCTAAGGATTTATCTGAATACTCATAACAATACCTAAAATAGATCTTTCTATTTATAATATCGGATGTATTTATACCGCCACCACTCGGAGCATATAGAGTTGGCATTTTAGTAATAGCAAAACTAACACCACCAACAGGAGGTATAAAGCGTATTTCATCACCTGAAGCATTTCCCCAATTACCTGTATCAGTATTAGTTCCTACAACAATAGTACCTGGGGTTGTCACATATGCAGAGTAAATCCCTCCAAGTCTATAAGCAGCATTACTATTGTATTCTAAAACAAACCAAGGTTTACCAGCAGTCCTTGCGTCAGTTATAGCAGCTCCTCCTCCAGTTCTAGTTACCGTTCCAGATGAACCTATGCGATACATACCAGCATCTAAATGATCATTTCCATCGCCTATATCGTGTTGCAATACTGTAGTAATAGTACCAGTTGTTAATGTATCAGGCCTAGAATTAGAGCCTGCTTCTTCAAGCTTATACCAATAACCCCAATTAACAGACTGAGGAGGTAATTCTTTTCCACCTTGAACCGCAGAAAGCTTTTCATAGGTTTTTGGCCATGATAGATACCCAGATACAGTTCCATCAAATGCAAAAAGAGAGTAGTTTAGTTTTCTTAATACACTATAGGTTGTTCCAAAACCAGTATCAGCACAAAAAATAGAACCATCAACATTAGTAAATATTATCTTCCGAGCACTTCCAGCGCCTCCCACATATACAATATTATCATAGTAATAAGGAGTTGAAGGAGTGTTTTGAAGCAGTTGTCCACCATTCTGGTAAAAATATAAAAAATACTCTACACCTCCACTTACTACTGTTGGCGTTGTGAGAAGTGTATTATTAGCACTTAAATACTTATAATCACTTTTAAATCTAAAAAAACCATACCCATCAACTGACAGAAAGTTAAGAGTAGCCCCTGAAGTATATGCAGTAACATCTGCACCTGTAAGAGTTTTTAATCTTCCAATTTGAGAAACATCAGCATTATTTATGCTAGATGCCTCATTATCCTTTATATCCCTTGGATCAAATTGATTGTTTACTCCACCATCAAACCTTTTAATACTATAAGGTTCTTTAGGCATTATTTAAGAATAGCCTTCTTTGCTTGTGCCCATAGTTTATCATCAAGCTTGTTCTTTGAGCTTGCAACAAGATAATCTCCTAAAGCTACCATTACTGACTTCATGATTCTCTGTTAAAAATGTTTTTGTTATAAACGCTATTAATGCTGGCATGTTTTTCTCCTTATTTCTTCTTTTTAGATGTTTTCTTTTTAGGCCTTCCTGGCTTCTTATATGTTCCTGGTCCTTTTGGCATATTTTTCTCCTTACTTAGGGCCGCCATGGCCAGGTGTTGATGTTTTAGTATTGTGACTTACTGTATTAGTGTTATGCGCATCTACAGACTGCTTTCTTCTCTTCTTTTTCAATTTAGGATTTGACTCTTTAGCTTGAGAATCATGCCCAAATAAATCTACTCTACTCATTTTTGCTCCTTTTTAAATAATTTAATTACTATATCTTTTATAGTATTGACACCTGTTAGTGTTTTCTTTGTTTCATCTTTAGATTCTCTGTTACTGTCGATCAGTTTCACTGTTATATTGTATAAGTTTTTAATATCAGATGTAACATCTTTAGTTATAAACTTTATTAAATACATCAGAGCATAACCTAAGCCAACAGCAACAGCTACTGGAATACCCAGGGTTTCTATAATTCCAACTATATCCATTATATGTTTCCATCAATTATATTTCCCCATAAAGTAGTCTTACCATCCACTATTTCTACAACATCGACCTTAAAGTTTCCATTCTCAAACCAGTCAACTATTGCAAATGCATGGTTCCAATTGGTTAGATTTCCTCTAAGCCAATCTTCATCTGTTTTTATATCTTTTAAACAGCCAAGGCTCCATGCACTGATAGTCCCTCCAAGTGCTGTATGAGTATATCTCTGAAGATCATGTGTATGACCATACATAACAGATTCTCCATACATCATTAAATGAGCTTTTGCATGATGCATTCCAGTTCTATGGCCGTGAGCAAAGTTTAACTTACCTATCTTTAAGAGCTTCTTTCTGAAATAAGGATGAAATTCATACCCTCTCTCTTTAAGCTTTAAAGCATTCTCGGTATAAAACCTAGGTCTAGTTTCTTGCTTTGCAAAATTATCCAACCACACCTCATGGTTTCCTTGGACAAAATGCCTTTCCTTACAACCAACCTCATTTAATGCTCTATCTATCTGATCCATTCCTTCATTGACTTCTTCAACAGAACTATCTAGCATTGGAATAAGTATATGATCAGGTGGTTTATCTATTCCTCGCCAATGATGGGTACTAAAAAGTTCCCATTCACCAGTATCTCCTAAATCAATATAAACATCTGGTTGCACTATTTGTATTGCATCACAAACAGCATTTATAGCAGGTTGATCATGCAATGGAAAGTGTTTATCAGGAGTAACTAAGGCACGTCTTACGATTCCATCAGCCCTTGTTTTTGAGGTATAGTCTGCTTCTTCAAACTGCTTATTACAATCTTGACAAAGATACCTTTGGACATCAGGCTTGTACTTATTAATCCTGCGTCCATATTTATAGACTTGGTCACTATTGCATTCTGGGCAAGTTGTTCTCATTTAATACCTTTACGCCATTTAAAGAATTTATAGGTCATGCTGATTATTGTTGCAATTCCTATTATTACACCAAATAACGCTGACAGGAATTGAAGAACTGGTGTCGTAGAGATTATTGAACCCATCAAACCTCCCATCGTACCTCCAATTCCAATTGCGGGGTTGTTCGCTAAAGTATCCATTCTCATTTACCTTTATTTGCTTCAATGAAATGCTCATGTGTTCCTTTCCCAAGCGCACTATTGTAATGATCTTTCCAATAAATTGCTTGAGCTTTAATGTCACCCTTCTTAGGTAACTGTGATGGAATCCGTCTATAATGCAATCTACAAAATGCTACTTGTAGAGCAATATTAGATACCAGACTAAATTCCAGATTATTTTCATCAAGACCTAAGCTTTCTAGCATGGTTTTATACTTAGGTCTAAATGAGACGTAATTTTCCAAGGTATCTTTTGCGCTGTTTGGTTCGCATTGGAAAAATCCGAGAGCAGGTCCACCTCCTTTCTGAATAAGACATCTGTAACCAGATTCAGCCATACCTGTACGATATATCATATCAACAGCATCATCTGTTTTCATTCCCATTATTTCAAGAGTTTCTTCTATGATTTTCTTAACGTCTTCTTTCATTACTTATTCTTAGCATTATATTTGGTAACATAATTATTATATGCAACCTGCTCTGCTTTCTTATTTGCAAATTTCATACCTTCATTCATTTGCTGTTGTCTCCAAGCTGGTAGAGTAAGCATTTGATTCTTGCTGTTATTGTTATTATTATCGTCGCCTGTCTTCTTGCCTGGAGCATTTCCATCATCTCCCTTTTGAGACTTTTCGCCACCTTTGCTTTTAAATGCTTTTGTCTTACCAGCTTTAGTAGCTTTAGATTTAACATGCTTAATATGAGCAGAGGTAGTATCTGCATGCATTTCGCTTGACATATTCTGCAATTCATCTAAGTTTGCAGTCAAAGCATTGATTGCTGGGCCACTATTGCTTTCTACAGAACCAGGAGTTGCTGTTTTTGCTAATTGCTCTTTAGGTATTTCTCCAGATTCACCTACAGGGCCTGACCCTTGTTTATTTTCACCACTAACTGGAGCTACTCCAGAATGATGCTCTGTATGTGTCTTTACTTTTCTCTCTTCAGAAAAAAGATCTATATTTGTTCCTGCCATTTTTTTCTCCTAACCTTTAATTAATAATATTTGTCCAGTTCCAGCTGTCTTTTTTACGGATGTAAATGGTCCATAAATAATATCGCCTGGAACTAGGTCTATTGCTGTTACATCTTCATTACCATCGGTATTTACTTCTTTACTACTTAAATTTATAGAAGTCCCTGCAGACACTCCTGGCCCTTTTAATGTAAGGGTCATATTTGCTGTATGGTCTGCATTTTTAACTGCTACAAATTGGTTTATATCTGGGTAGTAATTTGTATTTGCTGCAGGATCAACTGCTCCTGTTGCGTCTAATGGGCAAGGTCCACATACATGTTCGTTTGAATTTGTAACTTTTACCCATCCTAATTGGCTTAGAGATACATTAGAAGCTTCTTCTCCCGTATACTCTCTAATCCCTTTGTTTTTATTATTGCTCATTGTATCTCCTTTTATTTAATTGCGTGCTTAGGAGGGAATACCTGTCTAGCACCATGAACTTTACCGTCTTCATATCTCGAAACCATTGCTCGAAATTCTTTCATCCAATATTCTTTTAATTCTATTTCACCTCGATCTTCTGCAAATTTTGCCTTACAGAAATTAACTAATGCTCTTTCAATGTATGGATGTGTTTGAACATAATGGAAGTCTCCTATTAAATCTGTATTAGGAACTCCTGTACCAGCTGTAGTTGCAGGAGTAGTTCCATCTGTTATAATAGGTGTTACCTTTGAAGATATCCTTATACCATTAGTAATGTCAGAGGACGGACTCTCAAAGAGTCCTGTGTCCTCATCCTTTTCTACTAAATATATCTTTCCACCTGTAACATAGTATGCATATTCTTTTGCCATAACTTCTCCTTATGTCATATCAGCATCATCATTTAGAGGTCTACTTGCAAGCCTTGGTATACTCCTATATTTACCATCATCATTCTGATGTCCTTTAACTCTAACATCAGTTATAAATGTTTGATCGTAAGTAAGGTCGTATGCTCTTTGATCCTTTACTATACTAACTTCTGCAGTAGATTCTTTTAATGTTGCTATTGTATTTACTTCCAATAATGCATCTGTTAAGTAGGCATAAAACCTTCCACTTTCATTCGTACCCACTCTTTCCATCATTTCTTTAATTAGCATCTTTTCCTTTCTCAGGGTTCTTTAATTCTTCAATTTGAAGGCTTACAGCTTGTATAGCTCCCTGAAGCATTAATGTCTTTTGAGTAGAATCAGTAATCTGAGTTTGAAGATGTGATAACTGCTCTTCAAGTTTTTCTACTGTTAATCCTACCATTTCTTTTTCTTTTGTTGCCATGTTCTCTCCTTTATAGACTGTTTAATGAGACGTCTGAACCGCCTCTTCCTAGTGAGATTCCGCTAGGCCATAGTCCAGGGCCTGCAAAATCAGTTATTGAATTTGTACCATGATTCCCATTATCTAAATCAAGCCTAACAGAAATATACCTAATATCAGGATGGTTAAATATTCCAGATATATGAATAGATCTCCATTGGTCTTGTAAAACATTTGAAGGATTTTCATCCATTCTAAATGATTGAGTTAAATTTGCTTGATTAGTTGGAAGATCATAAGGGTTTGATTCTCCCCCAGATAAAGATGTACTTTTTCCTTGAGGATAATTATTGGTAATGTTTATAGTAGATAATGTTTTAGTTGCATTGATAAAACCTCTATTAACATCCAAGCCAAATATCCATAAAGACACTGTGGGTCTATTTGAATTTCCTCCTCCAAACATACCACTTCTAAATTTTACCCATACTCTAAATGTCCATTGAGTACCAGCTACATGTTTTGCTACAGATGCATCTGAAGTACCATACCATTCTTTAGTATAACTTTCAAGACTACCATATCTCATTATCAATGAAAAAATATCCCGCCCGTAACTATCCGTTCCTGCAGGATAATCTCCTGTATATGCAAACTTCCAAGGCATATCTGGATATCCCTGATGCATGCTTGTACTCCATTGGGCCTCAGAAGGATATGTGTCCGCAAAAGGAGGATATATACCATCATGTTCATCGAATGTAGTATTTCTGAGAAAAGGAAGGTATCCTGGGTTAGTACTACTTTGATTCGTAGTTGCATCAGCATCAGGGCGTCTGGATATAAATAGACTCATATTTAGATTAGGATATCTATCTAGCATACTAGCAGTAGTCTCACCGTAAGGCCCAGAAGATGCCCCTGAACCTGCAGTATCATTGTACCAATACTCACTCCTAAGTGCTAATGAATTGCTCATAGACTGTTGTTCTAAAGACTTAGCCATTCTTTATCATACCTTTTAATTCTTTTATTTCTTCCTTTAATGAATCAATTTCAGATTGATAATCAACCTTGGGATGAGATGTTTTCTTTAATTCTTTTATACCCTCAATTAATAATGGAATTATTTTATCATATTGAACTGCTTTCATTCCATCTTTTCTAGTAGTAACAACCTCAGGTAGCACAGCTTCAACATCTTGCGCAATAACTCCTGCTTCTCTAGTATCTAAAGGCTTATCGCTATTACTATTCCAATTAAATGTTACACCACTTAATGCATCTATCTTTTTAAGAGGGTCTTTAATAATTTCAATATCAGTCTTCAATCTTCTATCTGAAGAGTAGTAAGCAATTACATCTCCGTAACAGAGTACGTTTCCTGATACAATTGCGTTATCTAAGGCATGTAATTCCTGATAAACTTCTAGCTTTGTTGTGTGATATTCTAGAAGCTTAGTACCCTCGCACACCATTTCCAGTTTAGCTCCACCAGCACTATAACCAAAGTATGACGCTTGATTAGCAGCGGTGCCTCTAAATCCATACCTAGCTAAACCACTGACAGTATCATTAGGATGTCTTCCAATAAATAAATGATCAACTTCAATATAGCCTGTATACTCACCCATACCAATAGCAGGAAATCCACCTGCACTTGTTCCGCCAATAACAATTTCCCCTTTAACAGATACGTCACTAGGGGTAGCACCTGAACCAATATATATAGACTGTGTACTGCCTACAAGATCTTCTCCCCAAGTAGTACCTGAGCTATCTTCGTTTTGTTTACCAGCATTTCTTCCTATTGCAATATTACCTTGAGAAGTCTGACTGCCAAGTCCAGCATCATACCCTATAAATACATTTTTATTTCCACCTACAGAGCCATTGTTAGTAATACTAACATTAGCATTAGATTCAGTTAATGTAATAACTCCATTAAGATTAATATCATCAACCGAAACATCACCAGTGCTAGAAATGCTCCATTTAGGACCTGCCATATATCCACTGTCTACTTTCATATATATTCCAGAAGTAGTTTGACCTCCATCTCCTGGATCGGCTACACCTGTTTTTCTAAGTGTACCTGCAGTGATATCTCCTAAATCAGCAAATATAGCACTAAGCTCATTCCCGTCAATTTTAGCACCAGTAATCGTATCACTAACAATTAAACTTCCATCAATAACTTGCTGAACAGCAGACATAGTGGCAGTGTTTGAACCAACCATAAATGTTGCAGAAAATCCAACACTTGAATTAGAGATAGTTACAACATCTCTCCATCTCGCTACTCCATCAGATGCTGTTGCTGCCAATGCAGCTAATGATTCTGCAACTGTAGTCATATTCCACTGTGTTTGACTTGTTGTAATATAAATATGTAAAGAACCTCTAATTCCATCAGATCCTGCTGAACCTTCTAGAGAAGCAAGCCAATCAGCCTGGCTCAAGGTCCCACCTCCGTCTAAATATAATTGATATGCAGATGATCCATTTGTCCCATCTACAGGCTGTTCTAAAAATTTAATTGGAGCTGACCAAGCTAAAGTATTATCTGTTCCACTTGAAGTAGGAGCAGAGGCAACTGCTTTAGATATCCATAATGCATCTGTACCGCTTGGAGCAGGAGGCAATGCACTCCAATAAGTAGGTAATGTAGTCATTGAATTACTTGAAAAATCATATACACCACCAGATGGAGAAGCTGTAAGATTTCCAGCAGATCTTCTATATATTGTTACTTCTGCAAATACTGGAGGAGTATCTCCATCTACACCTTCTTGACCTTCTATTTTAATAGGAGTATTCCAAACATAATTAGATGCATTTGCTGGTCTTTGACCTACAGAGCTATACATAGGATTAGATCCTGCAGGAACACTTGCTACATCTGAATACCATCCACTTGGAGTCGATGTAGTTTGACTAGGAGCAGTAGGTTGGCTAGATGCTCTTTTAAATATAATATCTACGGAGGCTCCGCCTCCTCCACTTGGGCCAGTAAGATCTGCAGAGGTGAAAAAAGTTCCATCCGTATAGTTAATTGTAAATGTACCATTACCATTATCAACAGTGCTTGATATCCCGACTCCATTAGCACCTGTTGTTCCAGGTATTGACTGACCTGTTGGTCCATAGCTAATAACTTCAAAAGCTGGGTCGTATGATAAAGTATATGCTGCTGAATCTAGATATAAGGTTTGATTTTCAACATCAGCACTCTCGGTATGTTTTTCAACTCCATTTAAGTACCATTTTATAGTAAGTCCATCATAAACTATTTCAAATATATCATTAGCACTAACACCTGATACAGAATGTAAAGATGTTGGACCAGTCTTTGCAACGGCAGATGTCCCGCTAGTAAAGTGCCAATAATAATCTAAATCAGTATAAGTAGATGTGTTACCTGGAGCAGCCTCAAGACCAATAGCATAATTTCCTGATGTGGTTCCATCTAAATGTTTAAATATTAAATGCGCAGATTTATATCCTTCAGAAGAATGTACTGAACTTGTCCATTGACTACCTCCTCCTGTTTTTATAAATTGACCTGGCTTTGAGTAGATTGAAACTTGTCTCATTCCATATGTATTTGGAGTCCAAGTTAATGGTTGCTCAATAGGAGATTTATAGAAAACAAAGGAAACAGGTGTATCAGATGCACTAAAATCATGCTCTCCTGCAGTTATCTCTTCTTGTACCAGTTCAATTTCTAAATTTTTACAACTATAATTATACCAATTACCTTGAGTGGAAACAGACTTAATTTTAAAATAATACCATTGACTATTTGATACCACCATAGTAAAGTGATCGCCTGCCTCTAAATAATTTAAATAAGAATAGTCGTCTGTTGAAGAGTCTGAGTCTGGATCATTTCCAAGACGCATGCCAGATGCAGTGCTAAAATCTTGATATATAATGTTATTATCAGAATAGCTTGCACCTGATGAAGTAAAATTAGTAAATAAGCTCCATTTTGAAGTAAGGGTTGTGTCAGCATCTGTACTCATAGAGCTATATGTAAGTGTTCTTTGTCCTGGAGGATATGAACCGCTAGCGTCAAGGAGTATACTCCAAGGATCTGATGAAGATCCGTTAGTTGGAGTATTTCCAGTATTATTATCTTGATTAGAAATAAATGTCTTTGCTATACCATTAATAGTATGGGTTACAGCATCATTCTTTTTATATGTAGTGCCACTTACCCAAACTCCAGCATAGCTAATACCTTCACCATACTCTACTCCTGATGTATTTAATACTGTACCTCTTATAGTAAGAGTTCCACTATTCCATGAAAGTCCAGTTCCTGAAGTTCCAGCTCCTGAACCGCCTAAATAAAAACTACCATCATTACCCATGAATGTCTTCCAATCATTACCATCATGAAATCCTAAATGGCTGTTTCCTAAATACAATCCTGCAACTGTAGGAGTTGGTATTGAACCTAATGTTAATCCATTAGCTCCAAAATTATAAGTTTGAGGATTGTTCCAATTTGCATTTGTACTTGTGTTATTAGATAGATCAATATCTGTTGTACCATCTATAATATCATCAACATTAGAATTAGTAGTTCCAAGTTCTGTCTCGGATGCATAATTATCATCAAGACCATCTACATTTGTATGATCAATAGTTCCCTGAACCTCTATAGATCCAGATATTTGCAAACTACTACCGTTCCATTTTATATATTGAGATCCATCTGCATTAACACAAGAAAACTTTGGAACACCTGCAACATTACCAAGGAATATATCTCCCTGATCTGCATAGTTAACTAAAGTTTGATCAGGCGCTATTGTAAGCCTTGCATTACTTGAACTGGTTCCATCATCAGCTATATAAATTCCACCACCATCAATGGTAACACCTGCTTCTAAAATTGTCTCTGTATTATCATATGTAGTGCCAATAGCAGTAGTTAGATCTGCAAGATTACTATATGTTTCTGAAGATGCTCCTGTTGCTACCTCATATCCAGTACCTCCAGAATTTAAAACCTGCAAAGTCCCTTTTACAGTTAATGAGTCTAATTTTGAATCGTACTCTATACTCTTTCCACCTTTAGTTCCTATAAATAAACTCATTTCATAAGAACTACCTCCGCCTCCACCCATATCTTTATAACTATCTATAAAAAATCCTTGATCTCCTGCAGATAAACTTCCTCCAACTACATCTTTACCAAGAGCTATGCTGGGACCTTGTATATCATTGTTTTGTAATACCAATCCACCAGGATCAATTCTAGCAACCTCATTATTGGTAACAAACATTCTTAAAGGAATATTATTAAATCTTGCACCTAGATTACTGAATTTGAAATAAGGGTCATTGTCAGTAAATGCTGTTCCTCCCATAATGCCCCATTCATCAGAATTGGATGTAATTCCTGTAAGCTTACCCATTCTAACATTTGTTTTAAGGGCTCCTGTTTCACCAGGACCATTACTTCCAGACCAATGCTTTACTTGTGCATAAGGTGCATTAGCACCATCATAACCATCTACTGCAGATACATTGTAATACCCATCTCCTGATGTTCCATAATCTAAAACTAAAGTTCCCTTAGCAATTGTCGTAGATGTGGCTAATGTACCTCCAGCACTATTTGCAGATGGGCCTCTTTCAAAATAATATTGCTGAGTACCATCTCCATTGTCTTGCTTATATTCTACCTTACCCCATGCATCACCAACCGTAAGGCCTCCACCACTTCTACTTATAGTTCTTAATCTTACCCAATCATCATCTTGAAAAACTGCACTTGTACCCATAGATGGAATATTGTCAACCTGAAGTGTAGCTGTTGTAACTCCATAGTCTGGAATAGTCATGTCACTGGAAAGAATAGCTACAGACTTTGTTATTGTTTGACCACCAGCTAGTGCTTGCTCTAAGTCAGCAATAAATGCTGTAACATGTAGTTCATCTGCATATAAATATCTAAAATCACCTGCACCAGCACCACTAATACTCCAACCTGTTCCACCAGAGCCACTTACAGCGCCATCAGTTTTAATTGTAGTCTTTTGATTTAATTGAAAGATATGATCTGTAGAAATGCCAGTATTTACTATTATATCACCAGCATTTGCACCATCTTTTAATGTTGAACTTGTACCTCCATTTCCATTGAGATAAAGATCATCGTTAAGATATATACCTCCACTATGCTTTAAAAATATATTGGAAGTGCTTACCGCTAAAACATTACCTGAAGCAGGTGCGTCTATTATATTTACTCCAGCGCTAGTTCCAGTAATATTATTATCATTGAAAAGGATAGTATCTAAGTATGTACCTGTACCATCATTTTTAACTTTAAGCGCAGTTGTATGAGACCCTCCATCAGGATACTGAATCTCTATATCACTTCCACTTGAGTTTCGTATATAATTACCTGTAAGTACAGTCTCTCCAATAGTTGCTTCTGTTCCAACTATATTTGTTGCAGGAGAATTGGTTCCTATTGTTACACCGTCTATAGAACCAGCATTTATATCTGCTTTAGATATTACAACCGAACCAGTCCCTGCGGGACTTAGCGTTAAGTCAGTATTGGTACCAGAGGTTGCAATAGAAGATCCTGATAATACAATATCATTTATTGTTGCTGTTCCTACTACATGCAGTAAACTATCTGGATCTGATTTTCCTATACCTACTCTTTGTCTTGAAATATATAATTCAGTATTTTGAGATTGATCAGATGTATCTTGTATTTCTATTCTAACTGTATTTGCCCCAGCTCCAATATTCTGACCTGAAGCCCTTAATAGAAGTCGTTGAAATGTACTGGATATATAACTTCCTGATATATTAGTTGCCATTTATACAGGGCTCCTTAGTATTAAAAATTGAACTTCAATTGCATTATCTGCATCATTTGGAGTTTGAGGTTTTACAAATACATTGTTTGCATCAATTGTATCTCCATCTTGAGAGCCTCTAAAGGTTAGGCCCTCTAATGGCAATAACTTTAAGTTAAAGGCTCCTGTGGAGCCGTCCATTGATATTAATGCGTTTCCTGGTCCCTTATTATATATGTACATTGCAGCTACAACTTCTGATCTAACACCATCTCTTTGGAGTGTACTTCCTTCCCAGTTTACATCTGCTTGTTCCCATCTTACATCTGTAGCATTCCATGTTGTAACTATTGAATTTTCATCTTCAATATCTTGACCAAACTGAGCACTATTTATCTCGTCTTTTCCAAGTTTTATCTCATCGACAAATTGAGTTCCACTGCCAACACCTGGTGTAGATTCTGGCCTACTCCATCCAGTAGTATTTGTCCATGAATCTGAATCTTCATATAGATCTAACCTAAACTTCATAAATGCCCTTCTTTCACCTGCTGTAAAGATTAAATTATCATTAGGACGATTTCCAGCTCTAAGTCCATAACCTAAAGCATCACAATTAAATATTGATGTAGTAGTTGTTATAGACATTATGGTATATAAGCAAGAAAGACACCTGCCTTTCCAACTAAGCCCCCTAAGGTTTCTAGTGTTTTAATAGTTACTGTTTGGGGATCAATGATTCTACACCCCCAAGATTCATTTTTCTTTATCATAAAAGGGAACCTTACCCCAGCATCTATTGATACATATAGAGTGGCCTCACCTAAATTTTTTATCATAATTACTTCAGCAGGATTATCAGAGTTTTGAGAGTCAGGTAAATATTGAGAAGGGCTTCCAGGGTTTATAGTAATAACTTCTTCATTTGGCTTATAAATAGAATAGTTTCCTGTAAAAGTATGTACAACTTCACCTCTCATTTTATATGGAGCATCATCATCTAGGTACCAGCCATCACCATTAAATCCTGCATCAGTACCATTATTTGCAGTGTCTTTATATACTTGAGGTTGAAGACTTGATATTAATCTAACTTGATAACTAGGCATTCTTAGAAGCAGCCTCCTCGCTTCCAACAGGATTCGCTGGATTACCTGCTATTCTTCTTAGAAAATCAGCATAATTCTGTCTATGTATATTAAGTTGAGCCATATAAGATTGTTGAGCTGATGTTATTTTATTTATTTGAGTTTGCCACTTAGAAATTCCCAAATTACTTTCAGCTGTATACTTTTGAAGATCAGCCTGATATCTGTTTAATTTAGTTGTTATTGTTTGAAGATCTGCTTCCAATGCTTTACTTGCATTTGTAATATCAATTTGAGTCTTAGTATCTTGATCTTTTATATTGACCTGCATATCGCTTTGAAAGACTGCATTAGCCTGAGTTAATTCAGATTGATATCTTTGTATGTCTAATTCTTGTTCTTTTTGCCAAGAAGAAAGGGCAGACTCTAGATTCGTAGCATGTTGCTGAACTTCTTTATTAATATCTAACTGATATTGTTGTAATTCATTACTATACTTCTGCAACAACTTCATATCATTAGACTCATCTAATTTTGATTGCTCTAATGCTTCTTGAAACTTCTGAGTATATATATTTAATGCTGCAGTATACGATTGTAAAGAATCTTGTTGTTCAGCTGTATATTTCCTAAACTCTTGATCATATTCAGCTTGCCAAGATTGCAATGCACGATTAAGGTTTTGAGTATATTCACTTATTTGAAAGTTTACATTTTGCTGCCATAATGCTGTATCAGATCTAAACCTATCAAGTGTAGCAGTATATTCTTTCATCTCTTTATCTAGCTTAACTGCATCTGCCTGATACGAAGCATCTGTAGATGTTTGCATCTTTGAAATATCTGCTTGAGCTTGAGTTCTCATTTCCTCAGTTTTATTTTGAAGTTCTCTTTCATATTGAGCCATCTCTGCATTAAACTGATTCTTAGCATCTTCTTGCAATGCATTGTATTGTTGTAATTTTTTAGCCTCTCTTGACTCCCATGCCTGAACAGATGCTTGAAGTTCTGCACTATATCTATCAAGCTTCATTCTATAAGCTTGTATCTCTGCATTTATCTCTGCAGAATACGCCTGTGTTTCAGCAGAATATCTACCAACATCTGCTTGATAAGCATCAATATCAGTTTGAAATGCTCTAAGAGCACCATCTATATATCCATTGGCTTTAGATAGTTCGGCTTGAGCCGCTTGTAATGTTGCTGCTAACATTTCAGTATCTTCATCATTTAACCAATATTCAACTCCTTGTGGCTCATCGGCATCAACTGTACTATTTGCATCAGTATCAATTCCTGCTCCAAGTAAAGCTTTAACTCTTTCCATTGCTTTATAATAATCACCCGAAGTACCTCCAGTTACTGTACCTCCTGCAGTAGGAGTACCTAGGTATGTAGCGAAAGTGGTTATTGTATCTGTTATAGCTGATGGAGCAGCTGTACTTGAAGAAAACACCCCAGGATCGCTATCACCTATCACATCAGCAAAACTGAAGGGAGTCAAAACAATATCAGTAGGTGGGGTGTATGTTGGAACTGCTGTATTCCAACCTGTAGTATAAGATCCTACAACATTCGATAATGCACCACTTGGAACTGTGAAAGCTGGGACATTAGGAACTGTTGGAGGGCTTGTGGTTATATTTGAAGATGCTAGGTGATCTGTATGACTCCCAAATGCTGTTAAACTTAAACCTGTAGTTGGAGCTGTATAAGTAGGTTGAAGTTCATTAAAATTAATCATAGACATTGCTACAGATGGAACTGTAGGTGCTACAGAAGTTATATTTAATGCTCCTGGATTTCCTGAATATGATGCAAAATTTGATAAAGATATAGAAGTAGGAATGCTTCTCATATCGATATTAGATATTGTATTAAGAGGTATTTGATTAAATGTTAAATCTGAAATTATAGGTGTATTAACTGAAGCTGGAAATGAAGAACCTAAATTTGAAATATCATTAGTATCATGTCTTCCTGCTTCATTCCCAGTAAGCTCTTGAAATATTCTTATACATACATATTCCAATATACCTTCCTCTAGATCAGGTGAAACTCTATCTATATTTGTGCTAGTTGCAGAAAGGGCAGTTCCATCTTGATCATTAAGAGGAAAATCAATATAATAAATTTGAATTGATTCTGTGCCTCCAAGCGCTGGAGCAATTTGCAACTTACCTCCTTGATAATACCATACAGAGTTACTACTACCCCTTCTTTTAAGTCCAGAGCTAAATGCTCTCCAACCATCAGCTATGGTAACATGTTCTGCTGTATGCATATGAGCTACTGAATTAACTATGCTAGCTCTTGTAATTAGTTTAATATTATCGGTCCATACTTTAGTTGAATCATAAGTACTAACACTATCTAACCAGTTAGCTTCAAGGTCAGGCCTTAAGGCAATTACTTCTGAAATAACATTTACTATTGCACTCTTTAAATGATCAAGCCACTCAGCAGAACTAATAGATATAAGTCCAGTCATTCGTGACGTTTTTGTTATAAGCATGGATTATATTCCTTTATATAGGCTTCAGCCCCCGACAGAGGAGAGAGTCAAGTACCACTGTCAGAGGCTTTCACCATTTTTCTAGATGGATTTAGCTATTTTGATCGAATAATGGAATGTAGTAAGTAACACCCTTTATTGATACTGTAATAACTTTATCAGCTGCGCATCCATCTGACTTGCCTGCCGAACCTGCAGATGTACCTGCAGCAGCAATAGTTTCATCAGCACTTGCCAATGCGTCAAGCATGCCATCTTGTTTATTTGATCCGTATAGAGGATTAGCCATTGTTTGTACCTCCTATGTTAAGCGTTTTTCCAAACAGCGTGAGATTCAGGCATTGACCATTCCATACCAGCTTCAGTAATGATTTGGTCTACTCTGCGATCTACACCGCTATTTTCTAGAGTTTGAACACCTACATACACTGAGGTATCCCTGTTTATACCATTTCCAACTAATGGACGATATGCACAGTTCTTCATATTGATACCTAGCATAGCAATGTTAGTGCCATCTAAGTGAATATTACGAACTACGTTCATGTCACCATATACGGTTGTAATAGTTGTAGTATCTAAGCCCAACACTTTCTTTCTACCAGTTACAGCTAGATCTGCTCTTCCTAATGAATTTGCAGAAGATGGATCTGGAGATGTATTACCAGAAGCTGGATTTACCATCCCTAGATTGTTAGCAAAGTATCCTGATAGTTTGTGTAGCCAGTTGTAAACTGCTGTTGAACAGAAGAATACAGTAGCCATTGAGTTGTTGTATCTTGGATCTAATAATGCAGATAAATCATCTAAGAAGTGATCTTGAGATTTTTTAGTTACATCTAAAGTAAATGCATTACCATTATTTAGAATCCAATCAACAGCACCTTGTGTTGTTCTATAAGTTTCGTTTTGAGAACCAAATAGTAAAGATTGCTCAATATCCCATTTGTGTTCAACTAACTTTTCTTTCCAGATACGAGCCCACTCATTGCCTTCATACTTCAATATTGTAGCACGATCAGTGTTTGTCATTGCCATTGAAGTTTTCCAGATTTGAGTTTGTCCATAGCTAGTTGAGAAAGGCTGATCTTTCCAAGTTTCTGGATAACCAGTACCTTTTTCAAATACAGAACCAACAACATATGCTTTGTATGGTGCTAAAGATTCTTCTGAAGCTCCTACGTCAGTACCTGCTCCATCAAGGCTGGCAGGAAGACCCATTAAATAAGAACCTCCATTTGGAACACCTTTAATAACTGTACCAGCTATGTCAGTCGTGTTACCTGTAGTACCCACTAAGCCCACTTTAACTATAAGATAGTCTGCTACACTTCCACCGTTAGTGTCTGCAACAGGAACTTTAATTATCTGATCTTCCAAGAAGAATGTAGGCGTAGTGCCTGCACCACCTGGAATATAGTCAACAGTTTTACCTACGATGTTAGTTTTGTTTCCATTTGAAGCATAGTCGCAACCAAATCTTAATTGAATTGGGCTTCCTGCTACAGATGCTGCTATTGCTGTAGAGGTGATTGTTGCATAAGTTGCACCACCAGTAATTACATAAGCATATCTTTTGTGCCATGAATCTCTACGTTCTGTGAATTTGAACTGAGGGTCATCGGTTGGTTTTTTTGCTACTTTTGATACAAAGCGAAAAAACGGGTCTGATGCTATAGATAGTTCTGAAACTCTATCTCCAAAGTTATACTTTCTACGCAGATCACCTGTATCAACAGGAGATCCACCAGTATAACCAGCTGGTGCACCAGGAGCCGCATTATCACCGAAAGTTCCTATATTGGAACCTCCTTCATATAATATGTCAGACATATTTTACTCCTTTTTTATTAAAGCTCAGATAAGCTTGGAGTAAAACGCCTAACTAAAAATAGTTTTGGCCTTTACTAAGTCTTATCCGAACAGATTGTCTAGATCGTTATCAAGACCCTTCATAGCATCAAAAACATTGTCTTCAACGCTTTGACTTTTTGAATCTTGATTACTTGCTCCACTAAGACTTGTAGGAATGTCTCTGACTTTGTTCATCTGACCCAGCATATCTTCTTTCGTAGATTTAGCAGTGTTTGCAGCAATTTTATCTCTATTAATAAGATAATTAACGTCTTCTAATGTCAGCTTATGCTCTCTTGCTTTACCTAAGAATGCATTGTATTCATCATCAGACATTTTATGCTTTGCTCTAAACTCTGCCTCTTCTTGTTTTTGGCGAAGTTGCTTTTGGGTTTGTGCGGCTCTTTGCTTTTCTGTGTTCAATATATTATTAACTCTATTACTAACAATGCCATCTACATGAGCATTCATCACTTTAGCACTATCTGAATCAACATCAGATACTGCCTCGTGTGCGTCAAAGACAAAGTCTTCACTTAAGCCAAGTTTTTCTTGAACATTTTTTGCAGGTTTACCGCCAGATGTCAAGTAGTCTCTTACATGATCTACAAGCCCACTGTCGTTTTTCATTGCATCTAGTAGAGGAACGAAAGGTTCTAAGTCTTTCATTTGTTCTCTCTGCCTAATTGCTTCTCCACTACTATCAGCGTATCGCTTTTTGTAGGGATTATCTTCACTGTCCCAGTCAACTTTATTACTGGAGCCTTCCTGATCGTGGGTTACCTGTTCGGAGCCACCTTCTTCTGGAGGGGTTACCTGATTGACTTCATCTTGTATAGCGCCATTGACACTTTTTTCCATGCGCTCAAAGAAATCATCACCTTCAGAGCCAAAAACTGCTTGATCAACAGCTTCTGGGTTACCTTGGTTGTTATTTTCTTTCATTATTGAACTCTCCTTTTATTCATTTTAAATCTTTTAGACATGATGTAGGTGATTGCAACACTTTTTTTATTCTTTTTCAGAATTATTTTTATTCTTGTTTGCTTGATCTGCAGTCATATTCATTTTACGCTTTGCAAGTTCAGCATCACCTTTACGTTTGTCTTGAAGATGTTTTTGTTGTGCTTCTGTTCTGAGATACTCTTTTTCCTCTCTAATTTGAGTATCCATTTTCTTTTTATCAATCTCTTTATCAGCTTGCATAATCTTCTCTTGTATTCCTGCTTGAACAAGCTGCCTAGATAATGTTTCAATTGTACCTTCTTTATCTTGTAATTGTTGTTCTTGACTTTCAATCTTACCACGCATCTCTGAATACAATGATTTACGTTTAGCAATTTGATCTTTGTTTTTAATATCGGTTTCAGCAAGGACAGCTATATCATCTACAACTCCAAGTTGCATCAATGATTTTAACTCTTCAAGATATGCCCATCTATTAACTGGTAGTGTAGAACCAGCTACAATATTTACATCAAACTTTGCATTTTCAAAATCCATTGATTTACCAATTGCTTCTCCTAAATCATTATAGATAGGGACATTGATTTCAACCTCTCTTTGTTCTTGAAGTGCTGATGGTTGTACAATTCTAAATCGCTTGTTAGCAGTGTATACAGACTGAGTGAATTGCATTATTACTCTACCTAACTGTCTTAATCCAGGCTCAATAGAATGTTGCATCCACTGACGAACCCTTCGGGTTCCGTACTCATCCATTGCAAGCATTCCTCTATAAGTTTCATGTTGAGCGCTAGTGTCTCCTTGCATAGCAGCATAAATACCAGCAAGATATTCCATATCCTGTTTTCCTTCTTGTACAATTTGAAAGAAAGCATTTGACAATGGAGCAGGTATAACAGGTGTCGGTGCCTGAGATCCTGGCCTTACTGGTAGTAAAGCTCCAGGTGAAGAGGAATATTTTTCCCAATGCTCTACATCAATAGAGCCTTCTTCATGCATCCATCTTAAGGATGAACCTAACGATGCATTATGCACCATTATTTGATGAGCTTTATTCATTTCTCTTTGTTTACCGACCAAAGGAGAAACAGCTGAAATAGGATAGGGTGTTCCTGTCCATTTGAAATGAAAAGGAATAAGTGGGTAATCTTTTATTTTTTCAGGTAATATTTTTTCATATAATAATTTATCACCTGCAACACAAGTAAGCTTGATTCTAGAAGAATGAAATCTTACATTACCTACTAAAGTGCTTTTGAATTTCTTATCTTTCATAAGAAGATCAAATTCTTTTTCACTAATAACCTTATTTTCTACCTTAGATGCTTCTGCTTGTAATTGACTCATATATTGCTGTTTAGCTACTTCAAGTTGTTGTTTCATTTGAGCCTTAGCTTTATCCATTTCAAGCTTCATTCTCTCTTGTAGCATTTCGCCAGCCTGAACGGCTTGCTCCATTTGAGTCTTTGATTCTAATAGTTCAACAGCCATTTCTTTTTCCATCTCCATAAGCTTTACTTTAACTTGCTGTTGAATTTGCTTTAATTCTTTCTCTGAGGGAGGGACTCTATAAAATATGTTTACATTTGGAACTTTAAGTTTTTCATATACTTCAAAAAACTCAATTAGATTATCTCTACTACCATCAGGATTAATGCCTTCATTATCAGAAACATCATCATTATATGCAAATAAATGCTGATCTAAATCTCCTTGAGCTCTTATACTTAATGAGCTTTCACCTTCTTCAGTTGAGGCAGCATTAATCTTTCTTTTAAGATCTGGGTATAATTTTACTAAATGGCTTTTAGGTAACACCTTTCTAATCAAAACATAAGATGCATCTCTAAACAACATGTCCCTACATTTAGGATCAACATGTATATCAAATGGTTCTGGTTGACTTACAATTACTTCACCCATTCCATTATCAGCATCAGGATCTACCTGCACTTGCATATATCCAACTGATTTACATATAGAATCATTAATAGCATTTGAATACAAAGTGCTACCATCTGACTGTTGCCATACATAATCAGCAAGATCCCCAAATACAGATGCTATATCACTATCGCTTCCTTCAACACCAATAGCTTGCCATCTAGGATTCTTAGCAGTTGCATAAAAGTTTAACATTTCTACAACAGGCAAAATTCTATTGATAGTAAATGTAGGCATCCCTTGTTCTTCAAGGGCTGTTTTTTCAGTTTCGCTTAACTGTTCATCATGTGCGAAGTCATAACTTTTTTGATTTGTGAACTCCCACTGTCTCCTTGTCCAATTGTTCGACAGTCTGTATAGTTCTCTTACTTCGTCCGCTCTTTTTCTTTTTGCCATAATTGCATTCCTCTACTGGTAAGTGTTTGTGATCCACATCACATATGGGTGGGCACGAATAATCTCCTCCTGGTTTGCAGTGAGTAATGTAATCTCCATACCAGTTAAGAAGTAAAAGGCTTCCCGCCAATAATATGTTTAATAGATCTATAATTCATTGACTTGACTCTACGCAGTTACCCACGATTTTGCTTTTGGTTTTCTCTTGTACCAATTTCCCTCTTTGTCTTGACCCATCTTGCAAGGATGTGCAAACTTACAAGCATAAGCAAGGGCATCGATCGTATCATCATGCGCCATCCTTGGGCCAAACGTAATAATTTCTCTTTGTAAATCATAATGCGTTTTCTTTATATGTATCTGTCCTACGGCAAAACGCTGTGCTAAAATTTCTTGTATCCTATCTCTCTTGCTCATTCTAGTTCCTGGCTTTTCTTCACGATAGCTAATTCCAAAATTATTAAGTCTTAACATTTCAGACTTTATTGCTTGGAAAACGGGCCTCGACATAGTAGTGTCTTCAATTGTGAATAAAGCTGGGTGATAGATTCCATTGATGCGAAATATATTATCAACAATGCCTTTCTTATCGGAACCTGGAATACCGAGAACAGGAAGAGAGCGAGCACGGAAAATATCCAAGACATACACATTATTGTCCATATCACAACCGATAGTAAGTATAACACTATAGTCAGCGTCCCTGCGAATAGAGTCCGTAGCAGGGTCCACTCCTGAGAAGACGTTGATAGGTCTAACATCTCCATCAACGACTACGCTGGATATTCCAGTTTCTTCATCATAAATATATTCTCCATCCCAATACCTAATATGTTCTCTACTAAATATTGAATCTTCTTCACTTTGAACCTCCATCATATATTCTTGATAGAATTTTTGAGGAGTTCCACTGTCTGCATAAAACTTTTTCTTTCTTGCCATTTCCTTTGGTCCAAACCAATCTGGCCAAAGAGGAGTTCCATCGTCCTGTAATGCTTTGTATGTAATCACTTTCCAACTATAATCTTCTTTTTCTTTTTGTGCTTTCTCGTACCCAACAAGAATCTTTTGAATAAAAGCATCATAATGAACTGGCGTACCATTTATTCTGAGCCTTCCTGTTTTTGGCTCAAGTGCTGGAAATACAACAGCGGTAACAAGATTGGATATTTTTGAACGACTTTCTGCAGTGATAGTATTATTCTCATCTTCAAAGTCGTCAAGAACGATAAGGTCGTAACGCTTATGGAGCTTGGCACCTCCACGAATACCAGAAAGATTAGACTTAGAAATAAGTTTACAACCATTCTTAAGCTCAATATCATCTTCCGTCCATTTCCTTCCTTTTAAATCTCCAAAATAATATTTTATTTTGTCATTATATTCAATGTGATACTTTATATAATCCAGATTTGGAACTGAGATCTTGGAACTGGCAGCAACCCATCCATAAAATAAGGGATCTTTTTTATCCGCAAACATGAAGTCATGCATTATGGAGCATTTAGTAAGAACAGTTTTACCGTGACCTCTAGGTAGTATTACAGCCAACTGCCTAGCTTCAAGATCATTTAAAGCATCTGCTACTTCATAGTGAAAAAACGGTGTCTCGGATCGTAAATAATCCTCAGGTAAGAACAATTTGCCAAAAGCTATAAGATCTTCTTTAGCTAGTAGCAGTGCTTGCTCTTCTTTTGACACATTATGGAAATTAACATTCGCCATAATGCAAAGTTTTTAGGTCATGGCATAGCTAATTGCAACACTTATTTACAATTAATAGCCAAATACTTACCAATTTATGTAAGTTATATACTAAATTTGTACAATATCACTGGGGAGTGTTATAAGTTTAACAGGATTATGAGTCCGCTGCTCTAACCAACTGAGCTAAGGGCCCAATAGCCAAATAATAGCCAAATTATGTTAAAAAAGGGACTATACAGGCAAACATCAGGCTATATATATTTTCGCAAGATGATTGAAGGCAAGCGATATATAATAGCATCTCATACAAAAAACGAACGTACTGCTAATAGCTTGTTTAATAGACTTGAAGCAGAAGCTATACGTTTACATTATGACGACAGTCACAATAAATTACAACAAATTTCTTTAAATAACCTTATGAAACTATGGCTAAAAAATAGCCAACATTTAAGTAAGCATACAATAAGAACCTACAAATGGGGAATGGAGACATATATAAAAATGAAGGGAAACATAACAGGAATGAGTGAAGATGGTAAAGCTAATGTTAGGAGGTCTGCAAGGGCTTGTATTAATTTTGGCATCAAGAAAGGATACAATGTGAAGAAGCATATGCCTGAAGGTAATTTTAGATCAACACCTAGAGAAAGAATAGCAACCAAAGAAGAATTAGATAAACTATTATCTACTACAGGTCTTTTTGGAGATTACATGAGATTTATAGTGTATACTGGAGCTAGAAGATCTGAAGCATGTAGTGTGTTATTATCTAATTACAACAGAGAAGAAGGATATGTAAGTGTATGGGGTAAATCTGGACATAGGCTTCTTAGAGTTACAGAACAAGCTTCTGAGTTTATAAGAGATTTTAATATATCTCCAGGAGTATGTTCACATTTAATGATTGAAGTAAGGAGCAAGTTAAATATAACTGATTTAACATTGCATGATCTTAGAAGGACTTTTGGAACTAACTATTTAATTAATGGTGGAACAATGGCCGAACTGTCGGTTTTGCTCGGCCACGATTCCATTACTACGACTGAGAGACACTATGCGTTCCTCAAGGTGCGAAATATTAAAGATTTCAAACTTTAAGCTTGTCCAATAAGTGCTACTTCTACAGTAGCCTCATTAGTGTTTAAGGTATAGTCTGTTGCTACATGCAATTTGACATCACCTCCGTTACCGCCTGTACCAACTCCGTTTAATGGTATACATACTGCTTCCCCTGCTGCAATGGATGCCAATGCTGTAGTACCATAAGTTATAATTAAATTACCTGTAGTGCCTTTCATAGACTTGAAGTGTACATATACTGCGGCAAGTTCTCCAGATCCTGGAGCCGTTCCTGCTGTCTGGGTAAACCCTGCAACAAAACAACTTGTAGTTGCTGTGGCTGTTTCAGCAGAAATAATACCTTCATAGCTTTTACATTTAGCAGAATCATATACAATGTTTAAAGATCCACCTTTAGATCCAACATTCTTATCTGCAGCCATAATAGAATATGCAATGCCTCCTTCAGTTTTGTCAATATCAATCTGAGCAGAGTAGCTACCCTGAATGATTAATTTATTCGCCATCATTATCTCCTTGAGTTATTTCTTTTGGTCTTTCGATTGTGTTTAGTGCATTCTCACTAAATCCTTTAAATACTGCTCCTTGTATTTGGGTTACGGTTGTTTTATTCTTATCTTCGAGATCCAATATGTCTGAAAGTTTGAAAAGCGCCTTAAGTCTAACGTCTGCTTTGTCTGCATCATCTGCTTCACTTTTGATCCCTTCCAATACATATTTATCATCTATACCTAACTCCTTACATACAGGTTTAAGTTCTTCTTTCATAGTTTGTGTGATCCTCTCTGTTTTTAATAGCTTTGTAGATTGCTCTTTAGCATACATAACATTATTTGTTTTAAATGCACGAAGATATGCTTGACTAGGGCTCATACCTCCAGCCATAAACTGACAAAACAATATCTCATGCTTTGTTGCATCTTTACGCTCTAGAATAACTCTTTCAGTATCCTTGCCAGAGATCGTCCACCTGTTTTCCCGCAGAGATGTATCCATCTTAGCTTTTGGCGTACACATGAACGTCCCTGTGCAAGTCCCCACATAAGAGCGTGTTTTACTCTTACCCCTCCTAGTTTTCATCTCTCCCCTACGAAGTATTTGAATGAAACATCCATCATCTGCTTTAACCCAATCTCCTACTTGAGCTTCTTTCCAGTCTGGATAAATAATTGTACCTGGCGGTAACTCTTCTTTATCGTCATATACTAAATGATATGTATTAGATATTTTATATTTTCTCATCTAAGTCCACTACCTCCACGTTTTCTACCACGATGCTTTTTTCCTTTACGACTTCTCTTTAATTCCTTTTTGGGGGTAAAAATGGGAGAAAATGAGGGTAGCTCTTCAATGCTTAATAACGATGATATAATGAGTGCCTTAATCATACGTTTCTCGTACGCGCGCGCATTATTATAATATATATTATAATATCTCTTATAATATATATATTAATATTTATTATATACCATACTCCCGTAAGGGAGTATGAGTATTGTAATATATATTCTAATATAGGTTTTAATATCAAGCCTCACCTACCTCATAACATTCAGCTATAAGTCTTAACACTGCTTGATCAAAATACTTAGACACATCTATTCCCATAACCTCTACCATCTCTATCTCTGGCTCATAATCTTCAGCGCTATTATCCTCGTTAGCAACATCAACGGTCTCAATTAAGTATTCTACCTCATCAGTAGCATCATCATATTCAATTGTTAAATGATATATTTTCTTCATGGGAGTAATATGTTGGTCATGACATGGGCAAAAGCAAGGAAAGGTTTCAAAAATTGTGCAATTTTGATATACGTCCTATATATTCGACCTATCCCCTATTTGAATGGGAATCGATTTCCCAATTGCGTTAATTCTTATTTCAAATAATATAATATAGGAGGTTCATAATGAATCGTATCAAGATGTTCAAAACAACTAGCAAAGCAGGAAACCCTATCTACTCATCACTAATGAGCCAAGATACAAGCTTAGGTCGTCTCTTCCAAGGTGGCACTCCAAATGAGAAGCCATACTTCATCTCAATAGATATTGACCCTACTGGCCTACCAGCCACTATCCTAATGGACGTGAATACTGGTCAATGGGAAGATGCTTCCGCTGGCGCTTCAGCACCTGTTCAACAAGCTACACAGCCTTCTGTATAGCATCCAAGGAGGCTTCCATAGCTCCTTATTACATGATTTAAAGCGTGAGGTATGGTCACCTAATACTATACCTTGCGCTAGTAATATATATTGTAACTCATACATAAACACAGAGTATACATTAAACAGCCGTAATGGTATCTATTAACCATTATTATACCTAAGTGGACACAACTATCCACTACCAAATTACAGAGCCTTATATGGCTCATAATTAAAACAGAGCAAACTAAAAAAGGAATGATCATGAAAGACTTAAACGAAAGATATTACATAAAGAATGGTGAACCAAAGCCTTATTCATTTTTGGATGTGTTCACTGGTTTAGAAGAAAAGAAACAAGAAGATGTTGTAACGCTTGCTAGGCTTCAGGTAGATAGCATAACTCAAACATCAGTTGGTAGTTATATCAAAAGAATAATCTAATCTAAACTATAATCATAGTTAGGTATAAACAATAAACACGCTTAGTCTTGAGCGGAATCAAGGCACACTGAGATTATAGTAAATGAGAGTAGCCTGAATTGGGAGCCTTAGTGGTTACGGTGTTGAAGGCTACTCTCTAATAAGTATTGTAAGAGGTCAGAGGTATGTATCGCAGATAGTGGAAAGCGTCAAGTAATTGCTCAACAAAACTGAACGAGTTGTCATTATGAAACGACTATAAATATTAC